GAGCGCTTCGCCCGATGGATCGCCACCCTGCGCGAACAGGAAGTGCTTGGGCGTGTTCGTGATCCGGCCGATGTCGGCCGCCAACTTCTCGATGGCATCGGTGTAGTTCTTCAGGTCGCTGGCCTCAAACTGCCCGACGGAGGTCGGCTGCCCGAGTCCGTCGCCGGCCGGGATGAACCAATGCTCGTAGGGTGCGTTCTGGAGCGCCTCCAGATCACCGGCGTTGCTGATCACCCACCGCTGGCGGAAGGCGCCGAACTCGGCGCACACCATCATGTCCAGCAGGAGTTTGTTGATGGCGTTCTGGATCGTGATGACGTTGGCCAGCTCGCCCTTGATCACGCGCGACTCAAGCCGGAAATGGAAGACCGGAATTGTATCGAACGGATTGGTACCCTCGGGTGGATCGGCCGGCTGAAAGGATCGCCAGGTGGTCACGTTCGACGCCTTGCCCTTGCTGACGTAGTAGATAAGCCGATCGGGATAGTAGAGCGTGAGTCGCCGCTTGAGTTCGCCGTCGATCCACCACTTGGCGGCGAAGGACTTGGCCCGTGGGTTCTCGGGATCGTAGAAGACATGGCAGAGCCGCGGATCGTTGTAGTAGACCTGGACAGGCGCCGTCTTGCCATCGGCAGATTCGCCTGGCCAGACGATCACGAAGGCCTCCCCGATCGCCAGGACCGCCTCATGCACGCTCTTGGCCTCGAGCTGCAGGCGCTGCCGCTGCCACAGATCCTCCAGCATGGCGGTCGCCTTCTGATCCTCGGCTGCCGTGACGCCCTGCAGCCGCAGTCGATCCGCCACTGCATCCACCACGACGGCGCACCAGTTCTCGACCACGCGCACATCGACATTGCGGAAGATCTCGCGCAGGCGGGAGGAGGCATAGACCACGGGCTGGTCCCCGTCGTAGTACTCCCAGAGCTCGGTGTACGGGATCTGCTTTGCCGTGAGCGCTTTGAACGCCCGCTGCAGGTCAGCTTCGTCTTGGGAAGCTGTTCCCACGACCGGCTCTTCATCCTGGGCCACCGGCCCGCTGACTGATTGTCTGACTGGCATGGCTTACCTCCGCCCCGTTGTTGCTGCCCGGGCCTCGACCGCGGTCAGCGAATTGAACGATCCAAGCGTCGCCTCCCAGACGTCATCATGTTTGCCGTCTGGGATCGCATGCAAATGATTGAGAAACCCTTCTGTCCAGGGCGCACTGAGGACCTTCACATTGCCCCCCTCGGCCTGGGACGCGAACGCGCGGCCTCGGATGAGAGGGTCCTTCCTCGTCGGCGCCCTTACGCCCCCGCAGGGAATGCCCGAGAGCATCGACACGAGCCGGCGGTTCTCACGGATGCTGGCCGATCCCGGCTCGACCTCCCAGCGCACCCGATAGTGCGCCTGAGTCCGGGCCGCGAATTGCACATCGGTTCGCGTGGTGTTCATGAAGAAACGGTCTACCTCAGCTGGATTCCACTGGCCGGCAAGCACATCCTCGACGAAGTAGAGCGCGCCGACCCGGCGGATCCGCACGCCAGCCGTATAGTCAGGATCCTCGCCGGCCATCTGCTTCTTGGTGGCGGCGAAGTCCCAGAAGCGGCAGAGTTCTCCCCCCGCCGGCGTCGCGGCGACCGTCTCGAACCACGCCCGATTCACCACTTTGCCCGCCGAGGCCTTGACCTTCCAATTGCCGTTCAGCAAGCGTTCCCGCTCAACCAGGGGCAGCGCCATCAGGTTGGCCAGGTAGCCGGGATCCTTTTCGAGCAGGATCTTGTTGTCGTAGATCGAGGCCGGGATGAAGGTGGCGGACTTAGGCAGCAGTTGCGGGTATCTCTCGGTCAACTCCTGAGCCGTGTCCGCCCAGATCAGCTCCTCGGCATCCGTCCGCACGAACCACCGGACCTGGCCAGCCCGTTCGGGGATGGCGAAACCCGTCTCCTGGTCGATCCACCATTCGAGGAACGGCGCCAGGAAACTGTCGGGGTCCGGGTTGCAGGTCCCGCGTACATACGGACGTACACCACAGGTCGAGCGATTGCGGCTGAGCATGTAGAAGAACTGGGATCCCGAGAAGCGCTCGAGCTGGTCGAAGCCGAGTAGCGGGATCTGCGCGCCTTGGTAGTTGAACTTGTCTGTTTCATGCTGCAGGTGGCGGAAGCTTACCCGCGCCTTTGAAGGGAATACCCACTCAAGCTCGTTCTGGTTGGGCCGGGCCCCGAGCAGCGGATAGAGGTTGCCCGACTCGTCCCAGAGTGCCCCCTCGTTGGTGATCTCGGGGTAGGTCCGCCGGAAGATGACCGCGCCGAACTTCGGGTTGTCGGTGTGGCGCAGGGCCTCTAGGAGCAGGGCCCATGACTTGCCCCCGCCGGCTGCGCCACCCAGAATGGCAATGTCGGCGCTGGATGCGAGGAATGTGGTCTGTGGACCCGGTTGGGGGCCAATGGTCTGATGGGCGCCGGCGGTCGGTCTGCCCATCTCAGCGCTTTCCGGTCGAGGCGGCGGGACCGCCATCGGAAAAGGGCTTCAAAGTGCGCACGTTCTCGACAACCCGCGAGTCCCGGCCACCGCCTCGATAGCGGGGAACGGGCCTGGATGTCGGCTCGGTTCCCTCCTCCGTTCCTCCTGGTCCGTGGGTTCCGGGGCCAAGAGCGGTCACGTTCTCGATCACGCCGACTGGCACTGGCATGGGTTTGGGCGCTGGCGAAATAAGCGACGTCGGCTCAACAGTCGGAGGCGGCGGGGGGATAGGGGGAGGAACCATCGGCTTGGATAGCGTCTCTGCCGGCGGCGCCTTGGCCGCGGGTACCGCGGTATCTCTCCCATTCCGCGGCATCGTGAAGACGATGGTGCCCGGGACCAGGGAGGCGCCATCCTTGCCGGTCATCTCCGCCTTGTCTCGCTGTCCGAGATACTGCTTGCCCAACCAGATCATCATCGTGTTGCTACCGGCTAGAGCTGCCCGCATCTGTCGCCGGCGCAGGGACATTTGCATTGTGGCGAAGCCTTTTTCATAGGCATCCCCATAATTGCGCATGATCGTCGTTGCCGAGACGCCCTTGACCTTGGCGATTTCCTCCTGGGTGCAACCAATGGCCGCCATCTTCTGGACCTCAGCGGCACTGATCACCTTGCGCGGTCGGCCACGCCCGCGCTTCGGGGCTTCCTTCGCCTTGGTCTTGGGTTTCGCCTTCTTGACTGCCTGCTTTGCCATGTCTACCTGAATGAGAACGCCCCCGGTCCGAAGACCGAGGGCGCCAATCTCCTCGACTGGATGGCCAATGCCATCCGACTCAATTCCCGCTGGCTATCCTAGCACGAAAGGCAGCCGCCTGCAATCAGTCTTCCTTCTTGCTGGAGCAGAGGGCCAGCAGCAAGCCGAGAGGCCCGAGGACAAAGCCCCCGACCAGGCCCAGGAGACCGGACCGGCCTTTCTGATTGTAGACGGCGGCGGCACAGAGACCACAGACGATCCAGATCACAAGATAGAACATGGCTTCCTCCTTTTGGCGATGATTACATTCTACAGCGTTTCATGGGTCTTGACGCAGTCAGAAACCTCGCCCAGCCCTGCCCAGCCCCGCCTCGCCTAGCCCCGCCATGCCATGCCGCGATCACTCTTCTGCAATCCCCAGCCTCACCGCGCTCATCAGCTCCGAGCGGAACGTCCGCTCCGCTCCGCACACACAATGCAGCCTCGCCCGGAATGCCAGGCACGGATGGCCTTCTCGCGTGAACAGGATCAGCGCCGTCCTCTTGTCCCATTCGACAACCGTCGCCAGAGTCGCGTGGCACGCCTTGCATGTCAGCTCCGAGAGATACGGCCCGAGATGATGATCGGCGACCGGCACCGCGTACGTCGGCTTCGGTTCGCTCATCAGCAGCACCCCAGGGCCCGCACGAGAACGATGCAGGCCAGACAGAGAGCGCCGGCGAGGACCTCGAAGACCAAGGCGAACATGCAGCCGCGGCACGCGGCAAGCGGATCGGGTTCGGTCATGGCTTCTTCTCCGCGGCGAGGGCGGCGGGTAATTCCTTTGATGGCCGAAGGATGTATCGGTCATAGAGGTAGTCCAGATTCGCCTTGAGCATACGGCGTGAAGATGAGCGATTGAGCGCCCTCACTGCCTCCCTCAAGCAACGAATGTCGGGATCGAGTTTCTTAGTCACTTCTCCTCCTTTGCGGCGAGGGCGGCAGCATATTCGCAATCGGGCAGGTGTTGAATGGTTTTGCATCCGCCATCGTCTGCCCCCGGCTGGTTGCAGGCGAGGCAGACAAAGTGACCCTCACTTTCATCTCCCATCCACATAGGCCCCGCGAGTACCCGCCAGGTTGCCACCTCAATTTCCAGCGCCTCGAGGCGGGCCTGCAACTGTTCAATCACAATGTCCTTCGGATCCACGACCGGCGTATTAGCCATGCGTCTCCTCCTCGCCGCGCAGGGCGGCCTCGCGTTTGGCCCGTGCGCCATCACAATTGGGGCATGGTCGCCACTCAATGCCCATGGACATGCCTTCGAGGGCCGGGTCTCCTGCATCAAGAGCCATCTCGTGTGACACAAAATGCTCCCCCAGCGGAATACCGCCGGTGCCTCCGCACCTCTCACATTGCCAGTTGGAACAATCCTCGTCATGTCCCGTGTGCATTCCTGCGCTCACACAACAGAAACCACCACTGTCGTCCGGGGGTTGTGCCTCTCCCATAGTCATCTCCCCTCCTCGCCGCGCAGGGCAAGCTTTACGCCAAGGGCGAGAGCGCCAATGATGAGAAATGCGACAACGATAGCAGCGGCAATCATGTCTCCTCCTTCAGGCGTCACCCGCGTCGAATTCGCCCAGGCATGGATCGCCATCGCAATGCTGGCAGACCTCCCCGGCGGAGTCCGCCGCCTGGCCCAACTCCCGAGGCAAAGCCGAGGGTGTAGCTTGGGCCGGGCTGGTTGGCGGACTCCGCCGAATCTCTTTGTGCATCGTATTCAGATACCCGAGGCGGTCAGCCAAGTCACCCAGACACCCGACGTTGAACAGCGTGCCTTGCTCCGGCTCGAAAATGTACTGATGCCAGCATCCATACCAGACAATTGATCCCAGGCGGGAGCCCTGCGATTTGCTGTAGACGGCAATGCGCCGCGTGGTCCCGCCAGGATTCGGCATGTCCCCGAAGCGCATGAAGTCGGTCTCTTTCAAAGGCGCCTGGTTGCTCATCCTTCTGACTTCTCCCCGGCTTTCTCCCACAGGCTTGGCAGGCATAGGCACTTGATCGGATCGCTGAAGCATGCGTCGCAGAGCAAGAGCCGGGTCGAGGGCAACCTGACTGCGACGCTTGAAGTGGGCGCGAACACCGCCGCGCAGCATGCTGGAGACGGCTTCCTGGACCCGCTCCGGATCCCGCAGGAACTTCAGCGCCTCGATGCGGGGCTCTAGCCGCCTGATTACCGCGACGTAGCAGTTGCATTCGTCTGATCCCTCTGACCCGTACCTGCTGGCGCACCACTCGTCATGGATATATTCGGTCATGGCCTCTCCTCTGTCCTTGCGGAACGTCAGCGGGAATATCTTTCCCTGTACCATTTGTGGTAGCACCTCTTGCACATCCCTCTTCCCCAATGAGCCCTGCCGGGATGACACTCGGCCACACTTCGTCCGTTCACGTCAACCCTCTTCGGCTTGCTCATCGCCGTCAGGACCCGGCCAGGAGTGACGTCGGCAATGTCACAATAGAACTCGCCATCCGGTGATTCAACCCACTCACGGAGACTCCCCCGGTAGAGCGCATTCTCGGAGCGACGATAGTCGTGCACTGCCTTCCCGAGGACCGCGAGCGCCAGTCGCCTCTCTCCGCCCTCAATCATCACGGGGTCACCTGGCAATATCCTTCGTCCCGGAGCCACTGCACGTTCCCTGGCCATGGCGTTTGCATGACATCGCCAGCGCAGTAATCCACGAACATCGCCTGGATCAGTGGCACCCAACCGCCGAGAACGTCGGCCGCGTATGCATAGCCGCCGCGTTCACCGCAGGTTCCCTCCTCTAGTTTCGCCCGGGAACAGTTGTATTCGGCGACCATCTCGATGATGCTGCCCTCGGGGTTGTGTTCCTGCTCGCCCCTTGCCCATTCGAGGAGCCACATCCCCGTGAAGATGTTCCAGTAGGTATTGTTCAGCAGGACTTCCCGAGGTCCGATCCACCTCCTCGGCGTCACGGCCATGAGGCCGACTGATACCCCGTCGTGCGCCCTCGGATTGCAGCCACTCTCCATCGCCGCAATTGCCAGCACCACGTCCACCGGGATCTCGGGGAAGTTGCTCTCGTGGATGTCGATGGCTGTGGATAGGAACCAGACACATTCCCGCACGGTCGCTCTGGCCGCCAATAAGGTCGGCTCTGGTGTCGAGGGCGATGCGCCCGTGAATCGCCGCACTCG